TGATAAGCACCTTCTATCGTTAGCTATCTTAGCTTCAAGAACTACTACACCTAATGTTACTGGTGGTAACGCAGGTGAAGAAATTACTGATGCTGACGCTAACACAAACGCTACTTCTCTAATTGAGAGTTGTTTTGAAGCAATTCAAAAATTAGATGAAAAAAATATCCCAACAAGTGGTCGTGTAATAATTGTTCAACCAGACCAATATTACCAACTAGCTAATGTGGATAAATTAGTTAACAGAGACTTCTCAAAAGATAATGGTGACTTTGGAAAAGGTACAGTTTTATCAATTGGTGGAGTGCCGATAGTTAAATCAAATACAGCTACAGAAGTATTTGCAACTGACTTATCAGGTGCAATCTCTGGTACTAACAACACTTATAATGGTGACTTCAGCAATACTTACGCTGTAGTTATGCACTCAAGTGCCATTGGAACTGTCCGATTAAAGGACTTAGTAATGGAGTCAACTTACGACCCAAGAAGATTGGGAACTTTGATGACTGCTAGAATGGCAATGGGTCATGGTATTTTAAGACCAGAAAGTGCAATCTCAATCAAGACTGCATAATCAATCTTAATACTTACAGAATACATAGGCGGAAGGCTAACACAGACAACTTCCGCCTGTGTTTAAATTATTATGACAACACAAACTAGAACTTCCGAATTAGAAGCAGTAAATACTATATTGAGTACAATTGGTGAAGCCCCATTGAACTCATTAACAGGTTCTTTACCTGTAGATGGTACAATTGCTAAAAATGTTTTATCTGAAGTTGCAAGAGAAGTTCAATCACAAGGTTGGCACTTTAATACTCATATCAATGTAACTTTAACAAGAAACACAGATAACAAAATTCCACTAGCTACTAATGTAGTTAGAGTAGAGATAGACCCAAGAAAATATTCTAAAGGTGATTACAATATAGTTCAAAGAGATACTTTTCTTTACAATCTTGCAAAGAATGAAGAAACTTTTGATAAAGACTTTGAAAATGCAACAGTAGTCTATTTACTACCATTTAATGAAATTCCTGAACAAGCTAAAAGATATATAACTATTAGAAGTGCTAGAATATTTCACGATAGAACTTTAGGTGCAAACACACTTCATAAATTTTCACAAGAAGATGAAACAAAAGCATTAAGTATTCTTAAACAAGCTGAAAGTCTTACAGGAGATTATTCTATATTTGATACACCTGAACAGGCATACACTATTGTTAGAAACAATGGAGTGTACTAATGGCTTTAGTCAGTCGTACAATTCCTAATCTAGTACAAGGTGTTTCTCAGCAACCTGAAGTCTTAAGATTAAACTCACAGGCTTCAGAACAAATTAATGGATTTAGTTCAGTAGTAGAAGGATTAAAGAAAAGACCTAATACTGATTATGTAGCAAAGTTATCAGCTACTTCTTTTGGTAACGCTTACATTCACACTATTAATAGAGATGCTAATGAACGATACATTGTGGTTATTACTAATGGCAGTATTGCTGTGTATGATATACTTGGAAATGCTAAAACAGTTGTAAATCAAACTAACGCTACAAATTATTTAACAAGTTCTAATCCTAAACAGGATTTTACTTGTATGACTGTTGCTGACTATACTTTTATAGTTAACAAAAATAAAAATACTGCAATGGATAGCACCACTTCAGGTGCTAAAGTAGAACAGGCAGTTTATTCAGTACTACAAGGTGTAAATAGTACAAAATATTCAATAACTATTGATGGAAGTACTTTTAGTTTTACTTCTAGTAACACAGATAGTGAAGCAATTAGAGATGGCTTATTTTCAGCTATTGGTTCACCATCAGGTATTACATTAACAAAAATAGGTAACTCTAGTTTTGGTATTGTAAAATCTTCAGGAACTTTACAAATTACAGCATCAGATGGTTATGGTGATGATGCTTCACAAGTAGTTAAAGATAAAGTTCAAAACTTTAGTGATTTACCTGTACCTGCAATTAATAATCAAATTGTCCAAGTTACAGGAGATGCCAATAATGGATTTGATGATTATTATGTTAAGTTCATTAAAGCAGATAATCTTTGGCAAGAAACAATAGCACCAGATACAAAATTTAAACTTGATGCTGATACAATGCCACACATTTTAATCAGAACAGCTAATGGAAATTTTAGATTTAGTCAGGCAGATGGTTCTACATATACAATAAGTGGAACTGATTATGATGTACCTCTATGGGGTGAAAGAATTTGTGGTGATACAGATAGTGTACCAAACCCAACATTTGTAGGAAGAAAACTAAATGACATATTTTTTCATAGAAACAGATTAGGTTTTCTTGCAGATGAAAATGTTATCATGTCTAGAAGTAGTGAGTTTTTTGAGTTCTTTCCTGAAACAATTACTCAAGTATTAGATACTGACCCAATTGATGTAGCTAGTACTCACACTAAAGTTTCTATACTTCGTCATTCTATAAGTTTTGATGAAGAACTACTTTTGTTTTCAGACCAAACACAATTTATTTTAAGTGGTGGTGCAACATTAACTTCGGAGAATATATCAATCAATGTCGCTACAGAATTTGAAGCAGACAAAAATATTAAACCAGTTGGGGCAGGAAGTAATGTCTATTTCGGTTTCAATAAAGGAAATTTCACAGGTCTTAGGGAACTTTTCATTGCGTCTGACACAGATACAAAACAAGCTGATGATATTACAGCGAATGTGCCTAAGTATATTCCTGCTAACGTCTTTAAACTTGCTAGTGCTACTACTGAAAATGTTTTAGTAGCTTTAAGTTCTGATGAAAAAAATGCACTATATGTTTATCAATATTATGTAAGTCAAAATAGAAGACTACAAAGTGCATGGCATAAGTGGACTTATGGTACTGATACTACTGATAATATTCTTAATGTAGACTTTATAGAAAACGAATTATTTATAATTAATGAAAGAAGTGATGGTGTCTATTTAGAAAAGATAGATATATCACCTGCGTTAACTGATACTGGTGAAACTTATTTAACTCACTTAGATAGAAAATTAGATAATACTGAAATTACAGAAAGTTATAATGCAGGTACTAATCAAACTACTATTACACTTCCATATCAAATAAAAAATACTATGAAAGTAGTAGGTAGAAGTGGTGCTTCTAATAAAGCAGGTCAGGCTATAGCTACTGTTTCTCAAACTGTAGGTGGAACTAATATTGTAGTTACAGGTGATATTACTGCACAAAATTACTTTGTAGGTGAACAGTATGAATTTAAGTTTGTATTCTCACAACAATTTATACAAGTAGCAGATACTCAAGGCTCAAGAATTTCAGTAAAAGAAGGAAGATTACAGATAAGAAACTGGAATGTTTCTTTTAATGATACTGGTTATTTTACTACTGAAGTTAAACCTGTAGGTAGAGACATATCAAAAACTACATACACAGGAACAATTACAGGTACAGGATTACTTGGAACAGTTAACCTTGAAGATGGAGATTATACTTTTGCAGTTCAGTCTGAAAATGACAAGCTAACTGTAACAATTAAAAACGATAGTCATTTACCATCAAATTTTATCAATGCCAGTTGGCAAGGTTACTATGTTACCGCTTCACAAAGAGTTTAATGGAATTAGAAAAACTATTCTTACAGATGTTGATTATTTAGCACCTAGATTAAGAGTAGAAGATAAAAGAGAAATTTTAGATAGCGTAGGATTAAATCCATATCAGGCTTTAGCTAATGGATATAATTCTTCTGAAATTTGTTTAACAATTATTGATACCAAAGATATTCCAGTTGGAATGTTTGGTGTAGGTGAAACAGGAATTATTTGGTTATTAGCTACACCAGAAATTCACAGAATACGTTTCTCATTTTTAAGAGAAAGCAGAAAAGTAGTTAACCTTTTAAATCACAAATACAAAATACTTTGGAACTTCGTAGACTGTAGAAATGAATTACATCTACGTTGGTTAAAATGGTGTGGTTTTAAGTTTTTAAGAAAAATTAATTATGGAGTTAATCAAAAACCTTTTTTTGAGTTTATAAAATTATATGTGTAGTCCAACTTTAGCAGTAACAGCGATTAGTGCAGGTTCTTCGTTTATTCAATATCAACAAGCGAAGCAACAACAAAAAGCTGAATACAACAGAGCAAAACAACAAAACGCACTTGCTAAGAAAAATGCACTTCAAAGATATGCTTCAGAACAACTAAGAATTAGGCAAGAAGCAAAACAATCTTCACAAAAAGGTTTTGAAGCAACATTAAAAACTAGAAAGAAAGTTTCTGAGTTTGAAGCTGAAAGAGGAAGTTCAGGTATTGCTTTATCAGGTTCTACATTAGCTTTAATG